TCACATGAAAATCTTATCGATGATACGGTTGACGCCGGCGCCACCGAGGCCGGCCAAAACCAGGACGGCGGCAAGTACACCCCAACCGCGATTGAGCTTTGCATCCATGCTGGCGACATTGTCGTCCAAATGCTGAATTCGTGTTTCCTGACGCTCGATCAACGCCCGCAAGGCCTTCACTTCGGCAGTCAATGCACCGAGCATCATGGCGTCTCGCGGACTTAGTTGGTCCGGCATCTAAGCGCCCTCTTCCACCGCCGGATTGTCGGTCAAGGCTTCCCATGCCTGACCGGCGGCGACCACGCAGCTGACGCCGCCGGGTGTGGTTACGAAGATCGTCCAGCTCTTGCCGCCGGGTTCCACAAGCAGTTCGAGCACGCCGCCGCCGCCGGTCAGCCCAATTCCGACCGGCCGTTCGCCGTACTTGTCCTGCAAGTGTCTCAAGAAGTCAGCACGTGGCCCGCAAACGGGTTGGGCTAGCACTGCCGCCGGCCACAAAAAAACCGCCAGAACGGCGGCGGTGAAAAACCAAATTGCAAGACGTCTCATTGTCCCGGTTCCCTCATGTCACAGCACCCGCACCACGCCGAAATGGTATCCCTCTACCGTAATCACCCGGGCTACGCCATAGACTGCGGCTTCCACTTCTAGCGTATCGCCCAAATTCAGCGGGTGCATTTCGCAGATGTTGGCCATTATTGACTCCGTCCCGTTCGTGTCGCGAGTATTGTAGGCGTGCGCCCGTGACGCCGCATGCGGACGAACCCCATTGATCCCGAAAGCGACATGATACTGATCATGTGATGCTGTCCACATAGCGGAATAAAATCTAACGGTTGCCGTCGCCAGATACACCCCCGTCGCCGGCGCGGTGTACGTCGTGCCGTTGGCCATATTGCCACCGACATCTTTCTGTTCCGACCCAAAAACGCAGACATATTCCGTCTCGTCCCCCGTCGCCTCAGGGACGGCGGTGCCTTTGCCGAGAATCGCCATCGCCGACGACAGGGTGTATTCCTCGGACGTCGAGACCAGAACGACATCCTTGGAACCGGCCGCAAAGTTGACTAACGAGCCGCTGTTCGACGAGTTGACGACCCGGTCGCGGGTTAGTGTTTTCGCCGAGTCCGTATAGACACCCTCCGAGATTTCCCAATTGCCGCCGCCATCATCGATCAGGAACTTGGCAGAATTGCCGTCGCCGATCGCTGCGAAGTCGCGAAAGCCTGACGGTGGCGTCTCGTCAAGGGTGATCGTGCCCGTCCCCGTGGTTTGGCTGGTGTCGTGGACTCTGTCTTCGAATACTAAGGCCATCTATAGGCGCTCCTCTATGCGATAACGTTTTCGGACTCGGCCGGGCGCCCAATGCTGTAGTGATGTGGCCCGCATCAACGGCCCCCAGATCGAAAGCTCTTGGACGTAAGTAATGGGATCGAGCATGACCAAAATATCGCCGCCCGTACCGCGTAGGCGGTCGACCTCGAAAGCATTGGTCATCATTTCTGTCTCGGTATTGTGATCGACCTGGAACTCGGCGATGCGATAACGCGCGCCGTCGGTCGACAGCACCTGTCCGCCGATGGTCCGTAAATGCGCCGAGGCATCTTCCCACCAAATCCCGCGGCCATAGGATTCGCCAAAGGTCGGGCGCCAGACCGGCCCGGCGAACACCCGGCCAATGTCAATCCAAGCCAGGTTAGAGTCGGATACCGTGATGCGGCCGTAACGCGCGGTGAGTGCCGCCGCCATAACATGGTAGACCTGGGCGTACCCAGGCTTGACACCGGCCGAAACCATCTCCGTGTCGTAGACATCACCGTTACCCGGCGCGACAGCGGACAAGGTTATTCGAACCGTCGCCGTCGGCGTTAGATTGGTACCCAGCAGCGCGAAAGCCGCCCAAACCGTGGCGGCGCCATAATCGAAATCGATGTTGAGGGTCGATCCGGTGACCCGGTAAGGCCGGGCAATCGGATTGCCTTGGATGTTGGCCGCCGGCAAGCCGGAGGAACCGGCTGCCGAGCCGATGAGAATACAGGCGTCGATGCGGTTTACGTAACCAATGATCATGCAAATATCTCCATGACCGTTTCGCCCTCAGAGAGGTCTACTTCGATCGCTATGACGGTGCCGAGTTTTTTGCTTAAGCGGAAACGCGGATAGGAAAGCTCGACGGTGTCGCCGATGTCGAGTAAGGGCGATACACCCCGCGACTCGACCCGCCAGATGTTTCGATCGACACTGTAGAGCGCGAGCAAGCGTTCGGCTTCGGCCCTGGCATCGTCTTCCGAAACGAAGAGCGAGCCCAGAAACACCGGCTTTGAGCCTCTATGCTTGAGCTTCACCGATTGATCCTGAACCATGACCTCGCGGTATTCCGCGGCCATGAAGGCGCGTTGCGCCTCTGTCGCTCCGGCCGGCGCGTCCTTGAACACCGAATGATTGCGCCGCCAGCCGACGCGAACGCGATGCGTCGGCGGGTTGATTACATCTGGCGGCTCCAGCCGTTCCAAGGACACGATGTTGGTGCGATCGAAGCGGGCGAGGATCGCGCCCGACGGCGGTCGAAGGATTTTCGGCGCGAACCGGCCCTGCCGGTTGAAACCGCCATAGGCGGTGCTGGCGCTCAACACACGATCGACAGCGGCCCGCGTTGCGGTCGCCTCGGCGCCGATCCACAGGCCGGCAGTCCGGCCGCGTGTCTCGGTGGCCAGCCGGTCGAACGCGACTACGTCCAATTCATCGAGCCCGGCGAAGTCGACCAGCAATGACCTTAAGATGCCGGCGATGGTCGGATCGTAAACGCCGCCCGGCGCATAGCCTTGAATGTCGGCCGTGATCAGACCGGTCGGCGCGCCGCCATGCTGCAGAATGCCGGTCGCCGTGTTGACCGACCATTCGCCGACCGACGGCGTGCCCGCCACCTTGGTCACCCTGACACCGCGGTCGTAGAACGCTATGACATCGCTAATGTTTTCACCGACATGGTAGCTGTGACGGCCTTCGACGATGCCGAGATAGGGCGGTGCCACGCCATAGACTTCGCCCAAGGCAATCGGCTTGGGCTTGCTGGCAAGATCCGTGCCGCCCTCCGCGCCGCCTTCACCGGTGAACGTGGCCGGCTGCACGGGCTCGTCTAACAATGAATCCTTGGTCCGTAGACTGATGGCGATCGCCTGATTGTTGAACGAAGTGGTCAATGCGGCACCATCGATGACCAGTTCGGCGCTTCGATAGGGCGCGCCGGGCTGAACCGCGAGCACACGCACGCGCCGCCCGGAGACGGAATAGGCAGTTCCAAGTCCGTCGAGATAGCCGTCGGCGTTGCGGATCTCCATCCTTGCCGTCGCCGCGCTAGTGCCGGCGGCAACAAATCCACCCCGACGAACCGATCGACTCATGAACAACGGATTGCCAAGCCGCGGGTCGTAGTAAACCGATGCCGGCGCGTCGCTCGGCAGAGTGACGTAAGGCGCGGTCGACAAAGCAAACAACGCCTCGCCGGCTATGGCCGACTCCGCCCCGCGGATCGCGGATACCGCGACCCGTCCGACTGCATAATGTCCAATCATGGCTCACCCCAATGTTATGTGGAGGCCCGACATGTTGCCGTCGCCGTATGTCGGGCGCACGGTGACGTTCGGGTGCTTGTTCAAGACCAGCACGTTGCCGCTGATCTCCGACGTCCAGCCCGAGCCAGCGACAAAATGTGCGATTGTAATACGGCCGCTAGTCATGCCGGCCAGGTCGACAGTCATGTCCTTGACCGTCATTTCGCCATGTCTAGCGCCAGTAAAAATGGTCAAATTCATATTTGCCATGACGCGGACAAGATCCTCAGTCGATGTCCAGCGCAATCGGTTGGGCAACAAATCCGGGCGATATACATGCTGAGAATTGATGATGTCTTCGCCGGCATCGCAGTTCCAAAGCATCGGCTCCTTTGCGTTGTGGAAAGTCGAATAGGTGTGGTTGTTTATTTCCGGCGTCGCCGTGATTTGGAATTCTCTGCGTATTGTATGGTATGGGCCGATGCATGCTTGATTCGGCGTATTAGCCGTAATGCGACGGCCTGTTACGTTAATGATCGCGGTGCCGTCACGATATATCGAATCCCAGCCGGAAACGTTGCGACCGCCCCAGCCCGCCGACGCATTGCTGCCGCCGAACATATTAACATTGGCCGGCGTGTAATCCGCCCGAGATTCGTAATTCTCGATGATTGACATATGGCCACGGCCTTGCGCGCACCGTACAAAAACCCATGACGTCACGCCCGCGCTTTTTACCTCGGTGGTGAATTCAAACGAGTGAGCCCACATTGCGACAGTTGCCTCATGGCCACTGAATCCGGAGCCGATTTTTCGGCCTGCCGTCAAGTCCTTGTGGCCGGTTTCATAGTCAGACCCAGCACGTTCAGCGTAGTAATAATCAGATTGGCCGGTATTGTAGCCCCAACTGCCCGAAGCACCGTCGATGAAATCTCGGCAACATTCGGCATTGACGGGTTGCCCACCGGCTGGGCCGTCCTCGTTGACAACAGCAACTGTACGTCGACCGCAAAACAACGACGATATTACGATCTGTTTCAGTTGCGGAAGATCAGCCGGGCTGGTGTACGACGGATTATACAGCTTGGTTTCAAAGCAATTATCGGGCTGGATCTTCGGTAAAAAGTCCCCGTCATGGCTCGATTCAATTCGCGGCCTCAACAGGTGCGATCGCTCCAACGTCCAAAGCCACAACGCCCGCTGATCGGTGCCATCGCGCTGCCAATAATCAACCAAATATAAACTATCGGGCCGCACTTCATAGCGGCGCGCCTTCATTAAGCCTTTCTTAGCCACCTGATCGAAATAATTCTCGGCCGGATCGTCGTAAAATATCCCGTCTGTTTTGCACTTAACCGAATTCGCAAGATGCTCGATTTCCAGCACACGAAACGCTATCCCGATTTTGCGCTTATTCGATTTGCGCGCCCAGTATTCACAACCGAGGGTCGGGTCATATGTATCAGATGTATGTGGAACATATATTTTTATGATCGATCCGGTTGGGTAAGGCCCGGCGACAGTGCCGGTAGGCAGCGCGTCAAATTCGACGATTGCATTGTCACCCCACGATGCCGTGCCGAATTCATATTCGACACCAAGCACGTTGACGCTGTCGCCCATGGTGCCCTTGAAGACCGGACAGAGTTCATTTCCGTTACCGTCCAGCCAAAAATTGTTACCGTTGTAAATGACCGTTGCGCCGTCTTGAATAGTGAACGTCTTTCGCCAACCCGTCTCGCCGCCAGTGATGTCTTGGCCAAGCTTAACTTCGGTAACCTTGCCGACCGCGGCGCACGCCGTGTTCAGATGTGTTTCGAGTTCCCCCAAATCGTTCGCCGTCAAGATGTCTTCGGGCTCCGTCGGCGTCGGCAGCACCGGATTGGCGTTGTCGAATAGGAAGTCCCGCGCCTGTTGCGACCATTGCGGCGTGGTGTCGAGCGGCACGGTCGCGTTTTCATCAATTACGTTTATGGCCGACGAACCTTTGACAATCTGAATGTTGTTCGGGTTGTTGATGACGACCGTCCCGCTTGCCGCGCTTGCCGGCGCCCCATCGGCCGCGCCTTCGACTGAACAAACAGTGAATGTCCCGCTCGTAACGTGCTGCAAATCAATCCGATAATGGTCGAAAACGATCTCGGCGCCGTTCTTGACCCTGGCGGCCTGCCGGCACGTCGACCCCGGCATGATAATCAGGCCGCCGTCTTCGCGCCCGCTGGCCGTGTAGCCGGCTAGTTTGCCGGATGGATAGACCTCGCCGGTATGGTCTCCGTAGGCAACGCCGGGCGAAAAGTCGAGCGGAATGGACGACCCGTAGTGGTGGATCGTATTGTTGTCGTGCTGGAACGGCCCGTACCAGCCATCGTCTATCGAGAACAGCGACTTGCCGGACGGCACGACGAACAGATTGTTTCGGAAATGAATATCGAACAGTGAATTACTGGTCCCGAACCACGGCGAATCACCTTGGCCGGTCGATCCGAATTCAAACAGCGATTCCGACGCCTCGTTGAACCCCTGGAAAATTGCGTTGTAGGGCGTATTTGTCGGGTTCGTGACCATGTCCATATTCTCAACGATATGGTTCACGCCGCGCATGGCGATTAGGTAATCGGTCGTGTTCGTGCCGAGATTTTGCAACGCGCCGCGCCAGCGACAAGCGTTGGCGTTTTGATGCATGGCGAATGGGTTGTTGTCGTTTCCGCTGCCCATGTCGCCGGTCTTGCAGTCGGTAACACCGAATTCGTGCGTCTGGCCGGCGCGCATCAGGTCAGTTTGGTCGTTATTGGAGTTTGGCTTGCTGTCGCCGCAATCGGTAAAATGCCTAAGCCGCGCAGCGTTATAGGCAAGGTTCGAATTCCGCGTTCGCACGACGTTGCCGCGCTTCATCGCGTTGCCCCGAATGCCATAGGCTTTCGTGCTGATGACGGCCAGCTCATCGGGCCGATCGATGTAGGGGTCGAAGACCCGCCACTCGACGCAGCCGATGAAGAGCATGAAGTCGGAAAAATCGACTGAAGAACCGAGGCCGGTTTTCCAGGTCAGCCACGGCTTAATGACGCGCGGCGCGTTGAGCCGCTCGAACCTGAACGTATTTCCCTTGTTGTTCACGACTTTGGGCTGAACGAGCCATAGGGACTCAAACTTGTTCTTGATCTTCCCGCCGTATATCGGCGCCGTGATGTTGTCCCAGCGATCGGAGAAATAGAGCTTGGTGCCGAACGTCAACGCGTTGCCGATGATCTCTTCGATCTGCACCTCCTCGCCATGCCGATGGCTGTCCGGCGTGCGTGCATGTGGATAAGACCCGTCAGCCTCAGCCGTCGAGCGGGTCCTGGCGAAGCAGCCGAGCTTTATCCAGTCGCCAACATTGCAGTTGGCGGGCAGCGTGTTGAACGTAGCGGTCGTCTTGCCGTTCGGCGCGGTGCCGGCGGTGTGCGAAAGCGTGGAAACCGTGTTGACGTTTTTGTTGAACGCGTAGCTGTCGGCCAAAACCCACTGCAGCCGATAATAACTCGATCCATTCTTGCACTGGATCTGATGGCCGTTGAAATCGATGACGACTTGGCCGCCTTTGCCGTTGAAATTGTATGTTGTTATCCAGTCTGAGGACAGCGTGATCGACGACGTCAAGCGGATTACGGTGCGGCCCGAACCGTCGAATGCAGCAACCATGGCGTTGTGCAAATCCGGACGATTGCCGACTGAAACCGGCTCCTGGTGTGTCGGCGCGGCCGGCGGGCCTGCCAAGCCGTCCGTCTCTTGAAACCAGGCGTCGGTCGAGTTCTGAATTGGTGTCGGATCGGGCGGCGGCGGCGGCGGGATGACAACGACATCCTCGCCGGTCACGCCGTCATAGGTGCCGGACAGGGGTTCGGCACCGTCTCCACTTACCGAGAAGAACCCGGCCGGATCGGATTGATTGAAAAATTCGGTTTTGATCCAGCCCGCCGAACGGGTCTTGGCCGTGATCCTGAGTTCGTCGATCAAGCCGTTCCACGGCGCCTCGCCGTCGCCGAAACCCGCCTCCTCCCAGCTCGGACCGACCATGAATTTGTAACCCGCCGGGATCGACCAGGGCGACGTCAGAGCATTGCCGTTGGTCGGATCATGGGTTGCCGCCCATGCCACCGGGTCGCCGTTGACGTACAGCGTGGGTGCCGAGCCGGCGGCTTTCGCGATGGCGATATAGGTCGCGTCGGTAGATTGTAGGTTAAGCGGCGATTCCCATTCGGCACCGTTATGGCCGAACTTGAAACAGTTGCCTGTATTGCCTTGCAGGAAAGCCCGCTTATCGAAACGGAAGTAGTTGCGCGCGTTGTCTCGACTGGCCGGCGCGTCGCTGATCACGTAGACCGCCGCGTCGGTGTCGATCGCATCCGCCTTGATCCAAAACGACATCGTCCACGACGTCAGGCCGTTCAAGAATGCAGCGTCGATCTCCATCCGGTCATTTGCGAAGTCCCCAGCCGAGCCGATCAGCGACCCCGCCGCCGGCGCCGAGACGACCGACAGGTCATGGCCGTTGCCAGTCCGGTCGGTTCCGTCGAGCGTATCCCAAACCGCGATGTAGTCTCTCCAAACGGCGACTGCCGTTTGTTCCGATGCGGCCAGATCCTTCTTGCCGGTGTATTGGTAAATCGCCGTGTCCGCACCGTTGGAAAGCCGTGGGATCGACACCCAGGCGACTGCGTCGCCGGCGGCACCGTCATAATCACTGGCCTTGATCTCGTGGCTCAGACGGACGTTTGTCTTGGTGCCATAGCGCAAATCGAGCGGCGCTGTGCCCTCGATTTCACCGCCGGCAGAGACTGGTTTCAGGTAATCGGCCCCGCCGACCTTCACCAGAAAAGGGAAATTGAGATGCGGCATCGGCGCCTCCGGTTATGCTGGATGCTGTGAGAATTCGGAGAGTTGGGTGTATTCGTCGCTAGGCGCCTGTGCTGCGCTTACTCAAACACCACTTTGTTCAAGTTCGATTCGCCTCGCCAGGCGCCAATTGCCGTAAATAATTTTTTCGGTCTCCGGCGGCCCGCTGTCGTAAATGACGGCCCACCCTCTGTCGTCACCGGGCGCCTAAATCTCAACCACGCAGCAATCGGCCTTAACGCCATCAAGGAAGATGTCAAAATTTTGTTTGTGTACGTCTTGCGGCAGACCGAGGCGAGCACTTGCAAATACCCTTTCGGCCGCCATCTTTGCGAGCGTCGTGACCTCAGTTAGTGTCACAATCTCGTGCATCGTTCCTTCCTCGCTATTCGTTGATAATGGTCCCGGTCCAACTGCCGCCGCCAGTTTTATCAGTGATATCAATATTGTTTGGATTATATACGTTAATCGTACCAAACGCCGAACAGGCCGGATGCGTGTTCGGTTCTTCAGTTTCCGCGCCCTCTAAAGACATGATCGTGAACGACCCTGACGAATAGGCGGAAACATCAATGCGAAAATGATCAAACTCAACGATAGCGCCGTTGCCAATCGTGAAGGCCTTTCGGCACGTTGAGCCTGATTGGATAACCAAGCCGCCGCCCTCTTTGCCACGGAATCTCCAAGTCCCAAGCCCGCCGCCCTCGCGTTCGCCGGAATGATAGCCGTTGGCCACGCCGGGCGTAATCGTGAATGCAGTGTTAGAACCATATTTGTTCCACGTATTGTTGTCAAAATACATGGGCCCGTAGTAGCCGGGGAAGATCCCGAGAAACACCACGTCGAAGCCATTATTCTTGTCGACCAAGACCGAATCGCGCAACGTGTGACCGAAGCAAGCGTTATGGTAGCCGCCAGAATTGCTGCCAACCGCGCCGAATTCGAAATACTTTGCCGAACTTTCGTTGTAAGGCTGAAATATGTGATCAAAGTAACCAGCCGCCGGCGGATTGGCCACCATATCGATACCTTCAACGACCATATGCGTCCCGCGCCATGCTTGAATTCGCCGCGGGATAATGTTGTTGTTGGTGCCGATCGTTTGAATATCGCCGCGGACGCGTTGCCCGACTTGCTGGCTATGTGATGACACTGGGTTCTGCCCGGCGGCGTCTCCCATCTTGCCATTGGAAATGCCGGGCTCTATCTGACCGCCGGCCTTTAGAAGCTTTTCGGTATCGGTCCCGATCGTGGTCCAAGCCTCGCCGCCATCCAACATGGATTTGAGGCCGCGCGCGTTTTCGGTGAACGGGCATGCCGGCGTTCGGATCAGATGCAGCCGCTTGCACGATGCCGGATTGAAGCCATACGACACATTGCCTGCAATCGACAGGCCGCTAGGTGTGCCCATAAACCAGTCGAACATCTTGAATTGGACGGCGCCGCGTGCGGTGCAAAGTCTCCCGTCGCCAATATTAACGTTCGCATCCCATCCCATGTAAGGTCGGATGACACGGGCGTCGACCAAGGCGCCAAAGTTGAAATATTGCCGGGAATTGCGGATGGCTTTGAAGTCGACCAACCAAAATGATTCGGGTTTGTTCTTGTAACGGCCGCCATAAATCGGTTCGGTCACTTGATCCCAATATTTGGCATGATAGAGCTTCGTCGTAAATGTAACGGTGTTGCTCGAAATGCTTTCGACCTGCATAGCTTCGCCCAAAGTATGCCTATGCGGCCACCGGGTGAAAAGCGCTTGGCCTGCCTCTTTGAACTCCGTTTCTTTGCCGAGATACGCCTCCGCGTTCGCCCAAATCTTGCTGAAAGTGCCGAGCTTAATCCAGTCACCAATCGACAGATTGGCCGGCAACGTCGCGAATGTGACCGTAGTCTTGCCGTCCGGCGCTTCACCGGCCGTATGCGACATGGCGGTGACACGGTTCGTCACCGCGTTGAAATCCATATTGTCGGTGATGGTCCAGCCGAACTCGTGGGAGCCGCAGTCGATCTGCCGGCCGTTGAAATCGATGACCAGCCGGCCGCCATGGCCGCTGAAGCTGTAGGTCGTGACCCAATTCGACGTCAAGGTGATGTCGGCAGTCAGCCTGATGACCGTAAGATTTCCAGCGTTGCCGCTGTTCAACGCCGTGGTAATGGCCGAATCCAGCGCCCCACGCGTTGATACCTTCTTTACCTCCGGCTCCGGCACCGTCGGCGCTGTTGGAATTGCCTCGTCGGCGAACCATTCGTCTGTGGTATTCATCGATGTCGGCGGTGGTGGCGGCGGTGGCACCACGACGTTGTCCTCGCCGCTCAAGCCGTCATAAGCATCGGCCGGGACCGGCTCGGCGTCGGCGCCAACGGAAAAGAACGATGCCGGGAACGCCTGGTTGACGTATTCGGTCTTGATCCAACCAGGTGACCGCACCAGCGGGGTAATTCGAAACTCATCGAACAGACCGTGCAGCGGCGCGTCGACCGACGTTATCTCGGTCGGCCCGAATAAAAGTTCTTCGCCAGGTGCCACGGCAAAAGGATCGGATACGACCCCGCTTGTGTCTTGCTTCCAATAATGCACCCAACTCACGAACTCGCCGTTCACGTACAGCTTCGGTACTTCACCGACGCGCCATGTAATGCAGACGAAAGTGGCCGAAGAGGTAAGCGCACCGCCTTCAGACCAGTAGTGGAATGAGTTGAGGCCATACTTCAATACGTCGGTCGCACCCGATCCCGACCCACTGGAATTGAATCGAAAATAGTGCCGGTTGGCGCCGGCAGTGTTCCCGGCAGGGCCGATCGCCCAAATATTTCCTTCTGTCGGCAGGCTATCCGGTTTGCACCAGAACGAAATCGTGACGCTCTCTAAGCCATTTAGAAACAACGCATCGCCGGACATCAACGAATTGTTGTATTGGCCGGCCCGGCCGATCAACGTGCCGCTTGATGGCGCCGAAAGTACCGTCAAATCGTGGCCATTGCCTGATCGGTCGCGGCCATCGCGGGTGTCCCAGACGCCGAGATAGTCACGCCAGAGGCCGGCCGCCGATTGCTCCGTCGCGGCAAGCCCGGCTTTACCGGTGTATTGATAAATCGCGGTATCGGCGCCGGTCGCGAGATGCGGGATGCGGACCCATGAAAGCGCGTCGCCGGCCGTGCCGTCGTAGTCGGCCGCTGCGATCTCATGATCGAGCCGCTGGTCGCCGGCAGTGGCGAACCGTAGGTCGAGCGGACTGGCTCCCTCGATTTCACCGCCCGCCGACCTGGCTTTCAAATAGTCCTGGCCAGCGATTTTGACCAGGAACGGGAAATTTGTGTGTGGCATCAGATCGAGACCTTGGAATGATCGATCAGCACATAGCGACGATGTGCGTATGGGCTCGGCAGCGGCATTTGTCCGGCCTCTAGGCTGTCGAGGCGCCGGCGGATCTGCCGCAGCGCCCTGTCGATTTCTTCGGTGGTATACAAGGTCACGGTCATAGGAACACCTGACTGTCGGAATCGATTAAGATGACGCGGCGATGCTTATAGCCATTGACGTAGTCGCCGGTGTCGATGGCGATCTGGACCGCCTCGGTCGGTGTCACCCGCAGGTCGATATAGGCGGCAAGCTCGACCAAGTAGATCACGTCCGGCGCCGGCGGCGGCAGCAGACGTGCATAGGGCGCTGGCGAGGCCAACGCCAAGACGTCGGGCACCGATGCAACGGCACCGGTGCCGGGTGTTGTTGTACCAATCATTTCGGCCTCATCTGTAACGACAGCAATGTTCGCTTAGTGGTTAGTGGTTAGTGGTTAGTGGTTAGTGGTTAGTGCTTAGTGCCGACTGCTCATCCCCATGACTCTCCGCCGCTGGCGTTGCCAGGGCCAGTGCTGCCGCCGGTGCTGCCGCCGGTGCTGCCGCTGGTGCTGCCGCCGGTTCCAGGACCTGGGCCTGGTTCGCCGCCGCCCAAATGACCTTCCCGACGTTTCAAGACCCTAATGATCTCCGAGCGTTGCCGTGCCGCCAGTATCGCCGCGTCCGCTGCCTCCTGGCGCGCTTCCTCCTCCAGGATCTGGCGGCGCCTTTCCTCTTCTTCGCGCTTCGCCTCGTCGCGCATGTCTTCTAGATCCGCGTCGGTCGGCTTGACCGTTTCAAATTTCTCGACCGCCTCGCGCAGTTTTTGGATTTCCTCGATCTGGGCTTCCTGCAAGGTTTTGAGGGTCTCCGTCTGGTCTTTGGTGGCGTCAAGATGCAGGGAGGCGAGATCGCCAAGGACGGCGCTTTCGCTTGCGTCAACGTCGCCGATCACGCCGCTCAAAACTTTGTTGACTTCCTTGAAGACGTCACCGAACTGGGCGCCGGAGGCAAAATTCTCTTGCGCCAGTTGGATCAGGCTTTGGCCCGAGCCGACCAGGCCTTGAATGGCCTCGACCTCGCCGCGGCCGGCGCGCTTGGCCAGGGAGCGGAAGTCCGACCGCGCCTCGGCGAACTGCTCTGCCGGCGACAACTGACCGGAATCGATCCGCAGTCTCCGCTGGAACGCCGTCAACGGATCGCGTAACGCGTCAAACCTGTCGCTCGTGCTGTCAAATATGACCCGTCCGGCCTGCTCAAACTGCGTTTCCATATTATCCCGGCCTTTGGCCAGGAAATCGGCCATCAGATCTTTGTCGATTTCGAAACGATCGGCGGCGCGCTTTAGTTTCTGTTGCTCTGCCTCGTATTTTTCGACCATCTCGACAAAGGGATTAACCAGCGATCCGGCGACGACATTGTCGATTTCGTCCAGAAACGCGTTGCGCGTTTTGACAAATTCCAAGCCCTTCGACCCGCCCAGCTCTTCGATTTTCTTGGCCGCGAATTCGTCGATGTTTTCGATGAACCCTTGCTCTACAGCGGTTTCGATCAGGTAGTTGACGGCTTTGTCGTAGTCTCTGATTTGATTGAGCTTGAATTGCGTCTCACGATCACGCTCCTCGCCCGGCCGTGTAATCGGCTGATGATTTTCGTCGAAGTCGATCGGGACCGGTTGCAAGTCCTTTAGCTTGGGGACATAGCCGACTTCGTATCGTATGCCGCCACTCTCTGTCGTCGAAGAGCCGACGGATAGGTCTACAAGGTTCTTGAAATTCCCGCCAACGACGTCCTGCAAAAAGTACAACTCATCGATGAACTGATTCGAGGCTGCTATGGCGTCGCCGACAGTGGCATCACGTTTGCGATTGATTTTCGAATGGCCGATAACGCCGTCGCCGCGCGCCTCAAGCCTTGCGGTGCCCCGACTTGTTTCGTTGCCGCCGTCGCCGGCATAAAGGCCGCCGACAATGTTCCCGATACTGGCGCCGATAGCGGGTTGACCAAAATACGCGCCAATGACACCGCCACCGACAGTGGCGAGTTTCTGGCTGCGCGGCTGATCCGACAACAGGCTGCCGGCGACGATCATTCCGGCGCCGGCATAGCTTGCACCGGTTCCGCCGAACGGTTCAAACCCTGATCCCGCCTGCGCGTTCGGCCCGCCCGCCAGCCCGCCTTGCGCTTGCGTGTAAGCGTCGATTTGGGAGGTTCCCGGCGATGACGCGCCGTAATACGTGTCACCGACCCAACCCGTAGCCCCGCCCGTTGGCTGCGCGGAAAACACATTGCCAATGGTCACCCCTTTACCGGCTTTGGTTTCGGTCGTGACTGATTCCGATATCGCCCTAAACACCAGTGCCGACGCGATTTCCGCCACCGCGTCTTCCATGATGTCCACAATCGTCTCGGCGAAATCCCGAAAGCTTGTAATATTGCCGTCCAACGCGTCGCGGAAGCTGTTGGCCAGCGTGTTTTGGATGTTCTCGCCGGCCCGGCGCCAGATCTCCTCCGTCCTGCGGGCCGCTTGATTCTCGCGCTCGACCTGCGCGCGTTTCACCGCGTTCTGTTCGCGTAGGCGTAATATCGCCGCCGCCTGCTCCGTGGTGATATCCTTGTCGTTGGCGCGTAAACGGGCCTCCAACATCAACAGCTCGGCCAATTCCTTGCGGCCGGCCAGCTCGTGGTCCAGCATCTTGCCTTGGAACTCGAGCTCGGCTTTCGTCCGTTCAAACTGCTGCAGCTCCGGGCGGTCCACCAGGGCGGTATTGATCCTGCCGTGCGTATCGGACTGGGCATTCAAAATGTCGAGGATCGACTGGGCGGAATCGGCAAGGTCGATGGCCTGTTCCGTGCCGCGCGCCCTTAGGTCGTCGATTTTTTGTTGTGCCTCTCCAATCGAGAGCTCGCGCTCGTGCGCCTCGGTCAGGCCATTCAGCTGCGCCTGCTTCTCCGCCGTGCGCTTGACCTCGGCCTCCACCGTTCCCTGCAGCGTATCGCGGCTTTGCCGCGCCTTTTCGGTGCTCTCGCCCGCGGTCTTCAATTGCTCCCGTTGGATCTCGAGGGTCGATTGTTCGAGCGCATTCTTCTCAGTGGCGCACGGGTCGCACGCCTTGGCCGCGTTGTTGGTGCTGGGTCTGGTTCGTTCGTGTTCTTGGCAACGCTCGAAAGCGGATTTTCCGTCGAACCCACCATCAACCGATCCCGCCGCATCGGCCCGGATCCCGCGCCAACGCCCCGCCGATCCGGTACCGCCAGCGTCCGGCGCCAAATCGCCAAAGCCGCCGAATTGGCCATATCCATCAACGGTCGCCAAGCTGCCGTTCAACCCATGCACCGCAAACTCAAACTGATGCAGCGCGTCAGCCGTTTGGTAGAGATCCTGCGCCAGATGGCTCGTGCCCGCGCCACCGCCGTCGCCGGCCGCCGCCAACGCCCCGGCGAGGTTGCCGATCGGCATCCCCATTCCCCCGCCGGCGAGCCGCCGCGGGCCACCCGTATTGTCGCCGGGTTTGTTGAAGCCTTTCGGAGAAACATTGTGCACGCGGCGCTCCTTGGAAACATAAGATTCAAGGTTACTAACGGTCAGGTTGTAGTACGGATCGGGTGAAACCGAAGCCAGCAGCGCCGCCGCGTCCCCGGGCACCCGGTTGGCCGGCTCCTCCGCCACCGGTTGGTTGGTGCGCGCCCGGACCAAAGACCCGTCGGCGGCGACCACGGTGCCGTCGCGGCGGATGATCTCGTCCAGGCACTCGAAGCCGCCCTCGCCCGACAGAAACTGATGCCCCGGCGTCACCCACATGCCGTGGAAATCGAACAGCGGCGTGCCTTGGCCGGTATGGGTCTCGGTCACCGTCTCGGGCCGCAATGGACCCCGGCCCGCATCCACCGCGCCGTCGAAGGCCATGACCCTGTCGCCGACGCGGACCTCCTCGATCGGCCTCTCCGTGCCGTCGGCCATCAGGATCGGGGTGCCGGCGCCAAAGCAAAAACTGTGTCTCGGCCGCGGCGCGGCGGCACGGATGGCCGCGGCCGCCCGCGCGGGATCGGCGCCGGTATTGGTGCGGCTTGCCTCCTCCGCCGTGTCGCCAATTTCCGCTTCGGCGATATCCTTAAGAAATGCAAGCATTTCATCGAACGTCACCGATCTGATGCCGTCGACCGTGATCCGGGTGTCGGAAATGATATGGGTGATGCCATGAAGCTTGGTTGTAAAGTAGTGCTGGCCGATCAGGCCGCCGCTTGGATCGTAGGCCACCAAAACCATCTTAGTTGCCTTGCCCAACTCCGGTTTTCTGGCGGCCAGGACAAATTTCTCTCTATAGGTCCCGAGCTTAGTCAGCAACTTGTCGATCGGCACGGTTTGGTTGTCCAGAAAATGACCGAAAACAGCGCGCCGATTGTAGTCGACCCTCTGTTCCTGCTCGTCCGTCCAATAATCCGGCGTCTCGACCCGGTCGAAATCGGCGACGCGAAACACCGTGCCCTGGCTGCGGCCCACGCTTGTCACAATGTCCGCGCCAAAGTGGATCTCGACGATTCTGGCATGCCTTTGCGGGCCGGACTTGGTTTGCCGGATGCTGCCGAGGATGCCGCCGGCGCCCGGCGACGATATGGCGACGACCTGGTCGACCAGCTCTTCATGTCGGATGGTCAGCCACTTGGCCAGAATGCCGCCGGCGGAATGCCCGGCCACGACGACTTTGGTGAAACCGCGCGCTTTGTCGCTTTTCTTTGCCTTCACGACAAAGTCGTGCAGCGCTTTAAGCTTCTCTTCCGCCCGCTTCGCAACCACGCCGCCCACCACATTGAATAGCATGGCAAGGCTATCGACGGTATTCCAGTCCGATTCGTACTCCAGGCCATCGACGTGGATCGACAGTATCTTGTTGTCCGGGTCAAATACGGCAAGCATGCCGACGTTCAATTTGTCGGCGGCGTCGACGAACTCGAACTCGTTTCGCAGACGGTCGGCCAATTCGGTGCGCGGTGCATCGTTGGGGCCTAGGACTGTGTCCTTGACGGCATTGTGAAAATCGTCCTCTGTTTTTACATTTTTGAATTTTTTACCGGCACTGACCTGAACCAGCGCATGCCATCTGGCAAGGTCTTCTACGTCTATCGTAGCGACATCTCGCCCGTTGATTCGTGCCATGTGTCGGTTCTCCTACTGTGCCGGCGCGCCCTTTGGCACCAGCAAAATCTCACGGAAATTGATTTCTGGTTTCGCGCCCACGCGGCAATACCATATGTGTGGGCCAAGGCGATCAGCGGAAATGGAAAAGACCAGTGACTGTGAGAAGGCGATGATCTCACCGGTATTGCGGTCGGTCACTTTGCGAACATGCCGGGATAAGGTCGAGCCATTGGTTCTTGTTCTCGTCGACTCGTTATCGTAGCGATAGCGGGCGGTAAACGCCTTGATTGGCGTGGTCGCGATGCAGGTGTGCTGAAATCTACTATACCCGGGGCTGCGGGTTCCCAACGGCCGGTTCGAACGCCACGCTTTTCTTTCCTCAAACAGGGCACAATTGGGGTGGCCGATCGGCTTTTCCTCGAACCGATAAAGCCCGGGGCCCGGCACGATCGAAAGCAAGTACGCGGTGTAGTCCGCTTCTTTCATCTCCACTTCGACGAAATCATAGCCATCGTATTTGATCGCCGATCGACAAATTCCTGAACAGCCCTCCCCACTGCCGTAAACAAATCCCCGCACGTTCTGGACGGTTCGCTTCACGTAATACTGCGATTCCTTTTCGCAGACTTCGTCGAACCAGGCCTGCGGGTAGAACAGCGCCGAGCAGCCGGCCAGGGAGAACGCCGCCGGCAATACGGCCACCTTCAACAACCGCCCCGCGCCCGCCGCGGTGCCGGTCGCCAAGCGCTTCATCTTCCAAATTATCAGTCTCATAAGCCTCTCACCGCGCGCCAATCATCCATAGACAGCCCACGTGCAAGCCGGCCCGATCAATGCGCCAACCCAGGGACTGCTGCGACCGACGATAACGGTTTACATATTCATATGCAATTTTAAGGCGGTGCTTCGGCCACACGCGTAAGTTGGCGACGCGAAACACCGTGCCCTGGCCGCGGCCCATGCTTGTCACAATGTCCGCGCCAAAGTGGATCTCGACAATTCTGGCATGCCTTTGCGGGCCGGACTTGGTTTGCCGGATGCTGCCGAGGATGCCGCCGGCGCCCGGCGACGATATGGCGACGACCTGGTCGACCAGCTCTTCATGTCGGATAGTCAGCCACTTGGCCAGAATGCCGCCGGCGGAATGCCCGGCCACGACGACTTTGGTGAAACCGCTTGCTTTGTCGCTTTTCTTTGCCTTCACGACAAAGTCGTGCAGCACTTTAAGCTTCTCTTCCGCCCGCTTCGCAACCACGCCGCCCACCGCATTGATGAGCATGGCAAGGCTATCGACGGTATTCCAGTCCGATTCGTATTCCAGCCCATCGACGTGGATCGACAGTATCTTAGTCTCCCGTTCAAAGACGGCAAGCATGCCGACGTTCAATTTGTCGGCGGCGTCGACGAACTCGAACTCCTCTCGCAGACGTTTAGCCACGCCGGGGCGCGGTGCTTTACTTGGGCCTAGGACCGTCTTGTCGAGGGATTCGAGATATTCTTCCTCTGTTTTCACATTTTTGAATTTTTTACCAGCACTGACCTGAACCAGGGCATGCCATCTGGCGAGGTCTTCTACGTCTACTGTAGCAACTTCCCGCCCGTTGATTCGCGTCATGTGTCGGTTCTCCTACGGTGCTGGTGCGCCCCTCGGCGGCAGCAAGATCTCAAGAAAACTAATTGATGGTTTCACGCCCCCACGGCAATAAATTGTGTCTGGACCAAGGCGATCGCCGGATATGGAAAAGACCGGTTCCTGTGAGAACGCAATGATCTCACCGGTTTTGCGGTCGGTGATTTTGTCAATATGCCGAATCAACATTGAGCTTCCGGAATCCGTATAAGTCGTCTCGTTATCGAATCTGTATCGGGCGGTAAACGCCTTGATCGGCGTGGTCGCAATGCAGGTGTGCTGAAATCTATCATACCCGGGACTGCGGGTTCCCAACGGTAACCCCGAACCGCTCGCCAAATACTCCTCGAACACCCTGCAATTCGGATGGCCGATCGGCTTTTCCTCGAACCGATAGAGCCCCGGACCCGGCACATACAAACGTTCGTACTCTGTGTAACTGGCTTTTTTCATCTCCGCTTCGACGAAATCATAGCCTTCGTATTTGATCGCCGATCGACAAATCGCTGAACAGCCCCGTCCCTCGCCGTGAACGAATCCCCGTACGTTCTCGACGGTCCGCTTCACGTAGTATTGCGATTCCTTTTCGCATACCTCGTCGAACCAGGCCGGCGGGTAGAACAACGCCGAGCAGCCGGCCAGGGAGAACGCCGCCGGCAGTACGGCCACCTTCAGCAACCGCGCCGCGCCCGCCGCCGTGCCGGCCGCCAAGCGCTTCATCTTCCAAATTATCAGTCTCATAAGCCTCTCACCGCGCGCCAATCATCCATAGACAGCCCACGTGCAAGCCGGCCCGTTCGATGCGCCAACCCAGGGACTGCTGCGACCGACGATAACGGTTTACATATTCATATGCAATTTTAGGAGGTGCTTCTATCACACGCGTAAGTTGGCGATGGGAGCCGCCGCGCCCGTGCGGACAGGCCCGGATCTTGGATGGCCAGCCACTTGGCCAGAATGCCGCTGCGTTGCCCATACACAAGCGAGGGCGGATGCGATTGCATCCGCCCCTAACACCGTCCTGTCGTCACCCAGCCTTAGTACGGCAGGCGCAGGTAAGCGACGTCGCCGTGCTCGGCGATAAAGTGGGTCTTTTCCTCGACCGACATGCGCGAGCGCCGGGTCGCGCCGGCCGCGGCCTGGCCCGCCGGGCCGACGCCGGAACCGGAGCCTTGCTGGCCGCTGCCGTCGAAGGCCCGGCCAAAGTCTTCGCTGGCCCGCATCTCCGCCACCAGTTCGGCCACGGTCATGAACGCGCCGTCATCGGTGCTGCGCGCGTTGCCGTCCTGGTCGATCACCCGGACGACGAAGGCGCCGTCTTCCTCGACCGCTTTTGACTGGACTTCAACATGGGGCATCAACAGGGTCGGCAAGCCGCCTTGGCCGGCGATCGCCGCGGTCGCCTCGCTGGCGACCAGTTGCTTGGCAATCATCGCGTCCTTGGCCGCCAGCAAACCGTCCTTGGTGGCGAGCGCCTTGGCGTGTTCGGCTTTCTGACGTTCCAGGATTTTGTCGAACTCGCCGCGTTCGCGGGCGCGGCGCTCGGCGCGCTCCGTCGATTCCTGGCGCAGGCGCTTGTGCTCTTCGGGATCGATATCGCCGAACCGTTCGGCCTGTTGCTTGGCGGCGCGGGCGGCACGGCGTGCTTCCTCACGCTCCCGCTTGGCGTGTTCGAGGGAGCGTTTCAAGCCACCGACGTCTTCGACGCCATCGACATCGAGGCGCCAGTCGCCGTCCTCATGCTGCTTGTAATAGGCGCGCAAGGGTTCGGCGACGCCGTCCAGGTCCTGCAGCGTCATGTGTAGTTGGGGCATATCAGTTGGTCTCCTTCAAAGAGTGCCTTCCGGCGGGATTGGCCTCTTGGGCCGGTTCAGCCGGCAGGCCGGCATCGGGTTCGGCGCGGCGCACCGCATCCAGGGCCACGTCGAAATCATCGGACAGGACACCGAGCCGCTTGAGCTCACCGAGATAGGCGGCGCGGCTGATTTCGCCGTTGGCGCGGGCGCTGGTCAGGATGTCGGCCACGTGTTTACGGTCGCCGATCCAGTCGGGCTGGCAGTCGACGATGATGGTGCCGACCGTGGCCGGGTCGAGCCCTTGCCAGCGGGCAAACAGGCCGAACATGTCCTCCAGCGCAACCTTCAAGGCGCCTGCCCAGGCCAAGAGCGGCGCCATCCCCTCGCCTGCATCGATCGCCCGACCCGTCGCCGTTTCCTTGGACCCGGCGCGGGTCTCGAACTGCAGCCCGAACTGGCGCATCTGGCGCTCCAAGGCCTCGATCTCGTCGCGGCCGGCGGCGAGATGGGCGCCGCTCGATTCGACGTAATAGAACTTGCCGTTGTCGCTCGACATGGTGAGCAGCTTGTTGGGGCCGAATTCGATTTCGCCATCGTCCTCCTCGCGCCAACCCGACGCGGCAAGGATGGGAAAACTGGCGACGTTCAACGCATTACGCTGGTCGGAACGGAGCTGCCAATGTTCGAGCTGCATCCAGGCCAGCGCCTCCAATGGCGGCCGCGCCTCGAAGAAGCCGACTGGCGCGGTTTGCAAGGCAACGACCGGTACGGCGCCGAGGGAATTGCGGCCGTCGGCGGCCAGGCTCCAAGCGCCCTCGACCAAGCGATAGCGGCGCCATAGATCAGGCTCCAGCACCAGGATTTCCTCGACGCTTTGCTCACCGAAGGCGTCGGCCGGCTCGGTCAGGGCACGGCGGATACGGACCTGGGTCAGTACCTGGTGGCCGCCGATCATTTCCGCCCGCGCGCCGATTACTTCGGCTGCCGACAAGCCAACCGCATAGGGCCGGGCGCCGAGGGCGCGTTCCTGGGCCAGGTTGAGCGCCGCCGACACCGCCGGAAAATCCACCAACACATAGGCGATGCCGTCGATCAAGGCGTCACGAAACAAGGTGCGGGCGAAGGCGTCGAGGCCGTGGCCGGCGAGGTCGACATTGGCGGCATAGGCGCGGAGTGCGGCGGGCATGTCGTCGCCGAGGCAGAGCGGCTTGGCGAAGACCTTGCCGATCAAGCTGTCGATGGTGCGGGCAAAGAAGTTGCGCAGCACCGTGCGTTTTAGACGCGCCTCATAGTGGCGTCTGTTTTCCGCCGGATGGCGCGGCAAATAGGTCTCGCCCGCCGCCCGCATGGCGGCATTGCCGCCCATCAGGCTGCGTGGCAGGTGATAGCGCTCAGCCATCCGCCGATAGGCGGCCGAGGGCTCGGACGGATCCGGATCCGGGTCGTTCATGGCTCGGGTCTCCTGGATGGACGGAATGGGATGGCGGATGGGAACGTGGGGGGCGGTACGTAGATCGAACGCGTCTGGGCTCTAATGGTGCTTCTTGGCCCCTCTTCCCCGATCCTTGTCCTTCTCCCTCTGCCAGGCCAGATACTCCTCGTCGATCGCCGCGACCATATCGAGCATATCCCGGCAGGCCTCCGGACCGTCGATTTCATGGATCCGGCAATAGTCGATCACCGCGTCGATCGGGATCGGGCCGAGGCCGCCGAAATGCACCACGCGATAGCGGTTCAGGAAGTGGAACGCCGTCATATAGGGCCTGAGCCGGTGGTCGACGTCGGGGCGGTCTTGCATCGCCTTGACCTTATGGCCGCCGGCGGCCAGGCGTTCGAACCAGGCCGCTTGCTCACCCCAGGTCAGGTCCCAGCGGAGCGCGGCTTTGACTTTTTTGCCGCCTTGGCGTCGTCCTCCGCCTTGAACGTCTCCATGCTGACCGACAGGCTGAATATCTGTTCGCGCAAATCAGAATAGCTGCCCAGCACCCGGACCGCAGTGTCGACACTGTAATCCAAGGGCTCGCCGCCCTCCTCGATACCGCCCCAATCGACGATCACGCCCTCGGCAATCTGTCGGGTCAGGATGTCTTCCATGACCTTTTCCGGGATCTTGGCGAGCTTGCCGTAGGGGCGCTCCAGGCGTTCGCGGACGCGCCGGCAGGCTTTCGAGGAGAACCGTCTCACCACGATCCACGTACCGTCGCCGAGGTCGATCCGCTTGCCTTCTTCCTCGGCATCCCGATCCGTGCCGAATTCCTTCTTCAAATCCAATGCCATCGCTTTCTCTCCATCGCTAGCCCTGTTTCGATCGAAACAGGGCATCTAGGTTGCGCTTACGCCAATGCGCTGTTGGCACATGGCTCCACGGGGGCGGCGTTTACCGCGCCGGGGCCACAGTCGCGGCCCTGACCGCGTCATTCACAATCGAACGCGGTCTATCAAAGGGTGCGGGCCGGGCAGCGACGAAACCCGGCCCGCGAGGCCCACGTGAGCCATCAGGGCGCCGTGCTGAGGGGACAGGCACGGCCGTCGCTAAACGTCGTTGTGTTTAAGAGTTATCGATCTTGATGTCGGTCGCGTCGGTCGCGTCGTAGATCGCCTGGAACGCGCATTCCGCCATCAAATCGTTGTTCTGACCGGTTGCGGTCACCTGGCCCGACGTCAACTTAATGCGCGGGAAAGTGACCGCATAATTGTTGGTGCCGTCGGTCAGCGTCAGGGTCAGATCGGTCTCCGTGCCGGCAACGAACCGGTCATAGAGCTCGGTGTTTTCGAAATAAGCGTTGACCGTTCCGGTGACGCTACGGGTGCCGTAGCCAATGGCGATCGAATCCGTATTGCCGATGGCCGAAAGTGCTCGCAGGTTGTTGGTCACAGTAAACGACAGATCCTGGTAGAATATCGGGCTCGAGACACCGGTGACAGCAATAGAGCCGACATCGGCGGACGACATCACCGCGTTGGAATTGGCCGCGCCGTAGGTCGCGCCGGTTATGATCGCTGTGCCAACCGAATGACCCATGCCCATAACGGCGGCCGTTCCGGTAACGATTTCCGCGGCACGGACGTTGAGCGTGAGCGTGTTGATCCGGCAGCCGGTGAAGCGAAAGTAGCGATCGGTAGCCCCGGTCTCGTGCAAAACCTCGAAAGTGAGGCTGTCCTGGTCGGATCCGGCCTTCAGAACGTTGCTGGCAAAGGTGCCGCGCAGTGCTGCTTCGAGAAGCTTGTCGGTGTCGCTCGCGCCGAACGACAGCTCGAAGCCAATTTCACCGGAGACGGTCCCGCCGTTGTCTATCAGGTCACGGACCGCCGGGTTGGCGTTTAGTTCCGTGGAGGCGATCAATGTCTTATCCCGGGTCAGGCTCTCACTGGTAACACGTAGGTTTTGAAATGCGGGGGTTGCCGGCGTCGTGCCGGCCGTTGCTTCGGCGATGAAGGCGATTGTGGTTTCAGACGCATTGCCGATCGACATGGTGCGGCTCTCCTAAGGGTGAAAAGGCCGCGACATCGCGGCGGTCGGGGTTGACGTCGCTATTTGATTTCGTCAAACCGAAAGTCGGCGGTAATATGGATTGTGAACCAACCGCTCTCGTCGTTGCTTACCTCGCCGGGCGAGACCTTGGCGAACCGAACACCGGCCGGTTGCACGACTAAGCCTTCGAAAATGGCCATGACGGCGTCCGCGTGCTGCGTCGCCGCGGTCGGTCCGGTGTTCTCTTGTACGTAGACATCCGCAACGACTTTACCGGTGCGGCGAAACAGCCGATTGGCCGAGCCGATAGAAATCTGCTCACCTTCGCCGTGTTCGATATGAAAGCGCACATAATCGGTGCCGACGGTTGGAGTATAGTCCACGTTGTCCCAGGCAATCTGCGTTCTGGCGGCCCATGCCGTGTCGAAATGGGATTCGATCGCCAGTCGAGCCTCGCTAAGCGTCGTCATTGGCGCACCTGCAGCTTATGGAGTACGGCAGTGCCGATCGGCGGCACCGTTTCGACGCGGGCCACTTCGTAGGTGGCGCCGTCAATGATAACCCGCCAATCCGCAGTCGGTACGGCGTCGAGGCTGTTGGCGGCGACGATCAACTCGAAGTCCGTTGCTTGGATGAGGCCGCCGGCCCGCTCAAGCGCGGCGAAATCGCTGCCAACCGCGTCGACGACGTAGTCAGTCAGGGTCTCTGCCTTCGTGCCGGTCGCGGGATCGTAGCTGCTATCGACCTTCCTCAAGGTCACCTGGTCTTGGCTGTAGCGGCCGAGCAGGTCCTGTGCCCGGGCGCCCATCCGCTCATAAATTCCGGTCATCACTGCTGGACCACGGTGAATTTGACCGTTCGCTCATAGGTTCGGCCGGCGGTATCGGTCATGGTGATCTTGATGGTGAACGCGGTACCGGTCGGTGCATCGAACCCAGCGTCGGACTGGTTTGCGCCGTTGACTTTGAGCCAAACCGTCGACGTATTGGTGTCATTGGTCTGTTGATCGATTTCAACACCCGCAGCACTTGCCGCCGAACTCAAGGCCCAAGAATCGGACGCGATCGACGCGCCAGTGGCGCTCAGCTCATTGGCCCAACTGAATGTGAACGACATCAGTTCCATGGGGTCAAGCGCGGTGGTCCATTCGTAGATCGCGTCGGTGGCTGAAATCGGCATTGCGTAGCTCCTACGGCACGACTACCCGAGCAACGCGCCCGGTGCTTAGGCCTTCGACAGTGACGGTGCGGCCCGTCGACTGGGTCGCCATGGTGACGGCACGACCGCCGGCCTGTCCGGCAATCGCCTGATCCCGACCCGCGGCCTGTTCAGGCAAAAGAATGAAGCGGCCGCCAGGCGCGATGACATGCGGCGTCTGCGTAACCGACGGGTCGCCGATCACAGTCCCGGCGAGACCCGGTGGCTTGATCGGTTCGAGGATCGTCGTTGGTGAACCAATCGCGGTTCCCGTCACCGCCGGTGGCGACACGGTAATCGCGCCGGGTACAAGCAGAGGCACGCCAATCTCCAGATCGGATGCGAATCCAACCGCAGCAAGCGTCGATAGAAAGGCCACGGTAGGGCTGCCGAATTGCACGCCCGACACGGGGCCGGCCGGCTCGAGCGGGGCTATCCCGGCATCAACAGCGGCGTTGCCGAACCGTGTGACGTTGCCGTGGCTCGGCACTTCGATCCACTGGGTCAGGTCGATGGTGTTCCAAGTCCCGCCGTTGAACGTGTCGCCGACATGATCGGACCACAAAATGGCCGCTGAGCCCTCATCGTCGAAGTCATCGGCGCCGGACACCCAGACCTGGTAATCCTCCATCGAGCTTGGCGTGTTCTGCTGCCTGTAGCGCAACTGAACCGGATGGATACCGTTGCCGGAACCAAGATCGATCTGCAGGTATTCAAGCGCGTGATAGCCGCCGCCGGAGGTCGGGTTAGTCGTCGGGTTCGTCTCGTAATCCTTGGTGCCGCTACCGAAATCGTCGTCGAAGGCTCGCCATGCGCCGCTGTTGGCGTTAAGTTCGGCCGGCGCCGAGGCGACGTAGGGTGCCGGTGTCACATTGTCAGTCATCGCGACCGGCGGCCAGAAACCGCCAAATTCGTCGACCCATTCCAACTGACGGATGGCATGGTTGTCGGTCGCCGTATCGCCGGTGTTGTGGGTCTTCTTCACTTGCAGCCGGATGTAACGAAAGCGCCGCCGCGCGTTCTGCAAAACCGGTTGGCCGAACAGAGCGCCCGTGAGCATCTCGGTCGGCAGCAGGGACTGATTGCCGCCGGAGACCACCGCCGCGCCCGCGGTGAAGGCGCCGGCGACGCCAGGTGCCGTCAAACCGTGATTGAGCTGAGGCACGCCATAAACCGCGCCGGAGGCTAAGCCGGCTGGCAGCAGTCCCTGCCCGGTACTCGCGACCTCCGGCGCACCGAACGCGGCGCCGGAAGCCAGACCGGTCACCGTGATGTTCTGGCCTACCGTCGCCGTAGACAAATCGGTGTCCAGGTCGATCAGGTTTGCCAGCTCGGAATCGCTGGCGCGCAGTTCCCACCGCGCCGCCATGCGGAAGAAGGTCGGCGGGACGACGGTGCCGTTGAGTTGGCCAAGGCCCTCCCAATCGATGCCGGTCGGTGTGGCTTTGGTCCAGGTTTTGTCGACAGCCGATCCGACAGACACATCGATCCGGCCGTCTGATTCATCCCAGGTGATGCCGACGCGGTACGCCGTATTTTCGGAAATATCGCTTAGGTGATCGCCCTGATCCGAGCCGGCGGCAACGCTGCGCACGACTGACAGGCGCGGCGTGCCGGAAACGTCACGGAACTTGATGCGGACATAGTTCGACGCTGCGGAATCGTCCCAAGCCGACCACAGTGTGGCCCCCTCGTAATCGCCGCCATGCGCTTGGCGTAACTTGAATTCGACGACGACGGTGCCGCGTTCATTGATCCGGCCGAATGTCGCCGGTGCATCGTTCTCGACAAGATCGGCATTGTGCGTGATATGGCTCGCGCCGGTGTTTTTGATCGGATAGCGCCAAATATGGCCGTCGTCATTGAGAAATTGCGCGTCGGAAAACGAAAAGTCCCAGGTGTCGGAGACGCCGAAGTTTGTCGGACAGAATTGAGCTTTGAAATCGCTTTCAGCAACCGTGGCGTTCATCGCCCAGAACATGAAGCGGTTATCGCCCAGATACCGATAGCCCTTATCGGTCGCGTCGTCCGTCGTGAAGCCGACGGCCAAAGTCTCGCAATTGAAGGTTACATGATAGTCGTCGGCGCCAGAGACATCATCGTTGCAAACCATCGAGACGATATCTGGATTGGCGATGTCGTTCCATCGATACACGCCAGATTGCACAACAGGAGCAGAGGTCGTCAAAGTCCCGGTGTTCAAGTTCCAGTCTGCTCGCGTCGCATAAGCGGACGCATTCAACAGCCGATCGGCGATCGTGGCGCCAAAGGCGTCGTCGGCGTAGTTGCGGGTTTCGGAGCCTTGGCCGGTTTGATTGCCGCCCCACTCGGAACCGTCATCAAGCTCGGAATTGAGCGATATAAGCTGTGTATAGGCGTTCTGGATCAGCAGCCCTTCGATGTTGACACCGTTGCCGTCTTCGTAGCAGCATTCGAACACATCGGTGCCGAGCGTCTTCAAGTCGCCTTCATCGCCTGTGACTTTGGAACCGGTCGTCTCAACGAAGGGCTGCACCGTGCCGTGGGTCAGTTGGCACGCGCCACAATAAACATAATTCGAAGTCGACCCGGCATATTCCCAGTCCTCGCTGGTCGCGCCTAAGCCAAAATGCCACCGATAATTAATGTGCGGCCTGATTGTCAGCCAAATTCGGTAGGCCGATTGCCCGGCATCGATCAGTTCGATCCCAGCGTCGATCCACTCGCCATTTGGGAAGTTTATTAAGCCATCGGTATTGCCAACACTACCGGTGTCAAGGTTAAACCACTGCCTATCGTTCGCCGCGGCCATGCCGAGACAAACATCGTTGATCCCATTCCCCTGGACAACAACCGCGCTCATTGTGACGACGTCGTAGAGCGCGAACTCCGCACTTGATACTTCGTTCACGATGATATGCCGCGCATTTGTGGTCGTTTCTTCGGTGCGGCAAAGTGTGGAGGAAACCCCATCGACCGTGACCGTTTTCGTATCGCCATTGTCGACAGTCACGTTGGTGTGCGCCCCCCACGACGCACCGTCGACTTTGGAATGATCTAGTAGATTTTCCGCCGAGCCAGCGCCCTTGACGACCCGCGAGCTGGACCGTGTTGAATCCGGCCAGTCGTTGGTCATCGCAGACGACAGGCCGGATGTCGTCATGAGATTGGCGTGATAAACCGCCGTCAACGCCGCCATTAGCCTACCCCCACGAAAGTCTGAGGCCAGACGCGGCGAGGATGCCCGTCAAGATTTTTGTCGGCCACATAGAATCGCACGCCACGATAGGTAAGAAATCGATAGCGCCGGCCATCAAGCTTTGGTCGTGCGGCCTTGACGGCGAGCATGATTTTTGATCCGACACCGATCCGTTCGACGCCGGGAACGCTGTTGTCGACCAGGAACCGCATCACCCTATCGTAGTGAATCTCGTCTGTGCGAATGAATAGCCACGGCCCAGCGGCAACACTCTCACGCACCAATACTGGCCGTCGGCCACCGACAAACCGCCCATTACTGCCGTTGATCGCCGGCTTGACCATGACAATGTCGACCACTTCGCTGGCATCGTCATCCGGATAGCGCGGCACCCGTCGATAGACCGCAGGCACTGTAAACTTCGTTGCCGGGTCAAATTCAATTGGCGGGAATCGCCATTTTTCGCCGAGGATCTGGATATGCCGGAAGATTCTCGCTTCGGCCGGCATACCATCCGATCGTGCGGTAGGCTTGCCGTCACCAAACGTCGGAAACTTTAGCGACGTCATGATCCCGTTTACATCGGCTAAATCGGCCCGCCGCGCCAAGGCAGCAATCAGCGTCCGGTTGAGCCTCGCGGACTTGACCAGCTGCGCCACGCCCCATTCTCCTACAATGCGAAGATCTTGTTGGCGCCAGCATCCCAGGTCACGCTGATATCGCCGCCATTCGGCGTGACAGGCAGGCCAGTTACGCCGGTGTCAAGAAACAGAATCAACCGACTGGTCGCCTCGGTGCCGGTGTCGATATAGATTACAATTGCCTCGGATTGATCACCTGATACACTCGACCAGGTGATATCGGCCGCATCGAACACACCGCCAGTGACGGTTTTCGACGCCAGCGCGCCGGATGTCGCGACCCGGCCCGCCGACGCAACGTCAGCTAAATCCTCATGCGCCGCGGAGAATGTGTAATCCGCCAAATCGACCAGAACGGCCTTGATCGTAACGGACGTTAAGTCATTGGTGGCGGTCAGGCATTCCTCTTTGAATTTGTCGTAGAGGGCGTTGGCCATGAGCAGACTCCTTTCTTGGCAGCGCGAAGCTCGCGCGGACATTCATTTACGGTGATTTGTGGGTTGACGTTTCGCTGACGACGCCGTCTGCCAGTTTTTCAAGACGGTAACCGCGGCCCGCATAAGTTGCGATGCAATAGCCCGCCGCTTTGAGGTGCGGTCGCAAATTTCGAATGCGTTGGCAGAGAACATTGGCACTGTCAGTAGGTCCACCATCCGGTAAAGCGCCATACATTCGTTCTGCCAAAGCCCTCAATGAGATCGGGGCGATCTCGCTGCACAATACGTTCAGCAGGTGGCGCTGCGAGCGGCGGGTCAAGCGCGGTCGCGCGACTTCGGCTATCCGCAAAAGGTCACGGTAATCAAGTTGGTTGTGCGCCATCAGCTTCGGCCGCATCTTCAATGCGGGCCTCACGGCAGCGTGCTGAATCACAGAGATAACGCCGGACGACGACTCTTTCCCAATTATCCAAAGTACCGATTGGAAAAACTTTGCGACCGTCGACATAGCCCGTACCGCGGCACTGAGGGCATGGTATTGCATCCGCCATCAACCTCTCACAAGGTTGGGTCGGTCCGGCTTTAGCAATGGCGCCAGTGTCCGTTCGACCGCGGGATATCTGGGTCCAGTCGGCGCGCCGTCCTCGTAACTGACGGCAATCACATCGACCTTCTCGGATTTGATGCGCCCTCCTCGGGGTAAATCCGGTGCCAACGACCCACCCAATGCTCGTACGGCCAATTCAGCAGTCGTGGTCTTGACCTCCTGCGGCACCACATTGCTGCCGAGTTCTTCGCCCAGGGCATCAGCCAGGTCTTCGACGATTACGCCGGATCGCGGCCAATCGAGGGTCTGGACCGAACTCACGGGTATGCCCTTCCAACGCTGTCGATAGTATTGCCGCAAATAATCCGTGGCCTTGCGTAACGCCGCTTCCTTCACGGCGTCCGTACCGGTCCACAAGGAATTGTCACGATCGCTGTGATGGCTATTCGCATCGGCGAGAGAAAGATAGCTTTCGGCACCGGCGACCACTGTCCCGTCTTCGACGATCAGGCTCATGGGTAATTCTCCGAACGGTTAGCGACTGCATTCGGATCGGCGTGCAGGCGGGCGATAATGCGGTCGCGCCGGCGCAAATTGGCGCGCAACTTAATGCCCCTCGTCGCCGCCAAAGCCCGCAATTCATCGACACTCATTGTGTCAAGCCGTGGTGACGCGGACGTTGTATCACCGTCGTCGACGTCGACGGTGATGCCGGCCTTTCGATAGGCGGCCGCGACGGCATCGTCGGGCTGTAGAAGGCGGACGCGATCGCAATGCTCGATCCGGTCGCGACGAAAGTGACGAGGGTCTCGCGTCTGTGCGATCCAACCGGCTTCTCGATAGGTGCGCGCCGCAGATATAAGGCGGCTTGGATCCGTTCCATAGACCAGCACGAAACTCTTGGCCATTCGCGGGACTCCCTTAGCCGGTGCGGCCGACGGTAGAAAAAAATGTGGGCGGGACCAGGTCCCGCCCACGCTGACGTTAGGTTGTTTTGATCCGGACACCAGGGCCATCCTTGTGGCTCGCGACCTGCTTGTCCCAGTTGGTCGTGGTGGCCAGTGCGGTGTCGTTGGGATTGGCACCGCCGTTGGTCACATCCCACTGATAACCTTTCACGGCGACATTGTAGGCAAATTCGCCTTGCAGACGCGCGACCAGATTGTCCAAGCCCGTCACCACTTCCTGGACCACGTCGATCTGTTCGGAATTGGTGGCGACGACCGCACCCTCCGACAGGCCAAGGGTCAGGTAATTGTCTGGCGAGCCTGTGATCACTAAGGCATCGGAATCGCTGACGATGACCGGGCGGCCAAGTGTGACCGGGGCGGATTCGCGGATGACCGTCCCTGCTACTTCATAGGTGTTTGCGGATATTTGCGCGGCGACCAAGTCGAAATAGACTTTTGAGTGCATGACCCAGGCAACGACCTGATCGGCGGCATCGCCCATTTTGGCAAGACCTTGAACCAGGGCGCTGGTCGACAAATCACCGGTGCCGGAATAATCAAACTCGACATTGGCGGCGTCAGCCCCGATCGCGGCGGCACTGGAGCGAACGCAGGCGTTGAGCTGATCCAACTCAATGCCCTTGGCGACTTGCGTGCCGAGCAAAAACGACATCTGCTCCGGGCCCGCTTCGGATGCGATCTTTCGAAACGAGTCATAGGTCTGGTCGATCGGACCGACCGCGCGATTGAGTTTGACCGAGACGAATTCACCCTGTTCCAACTTGAGCGCGGTGGCCGCGGCAGTGCTTGCGGTGTCGCGCCGGGAAATCAGACTGGAAATGCTCTTGAAGTAGGATTCGTAGCGGTATTGCCCGGCCAACGATTCCGTGGTCATGGCGATCGCACCGCGTGACGCTTCGTTAAACGCGCGCGATGCCTGGGTCAGTTGTTCGATATACGCGCCGCGGATCTGCGGTTCGTAAAGTTTAAAATCACTAAGCGTACCGGTGGCCATTGCAGGTGGCTCCTATGAGTAGAGATTGACCGTAACGGCATGCATGCGGCACTGAGGCCAAAATATACGTTGCATGCCGACGCGAAAGGCATAGGCACCGCCGACGCCATAGGGTTTGGAGTACCACTCCGGTGTGAGTTCTTTGCCGCTCTGTTACCAAAGCGCCCGTTGGGTGTTGTGGGACCGCGGCGTCACCATCAACTCGGTTAGTGCCCAGACCAGCGCATCAAGCCGATCCGGCGACCCGGACGAACCTGGCTCCCAACCGGTCATCTGATCCTCCAGTTCGGGAAAACCGCCGACATGGTGTACGCGGCCTTGCTCGTAGAGCGCGGCAATCGGTTCAGCGCGCAGCCATTTGCCACGGGTTGCCCGGACCGCTCGATACGGCACGCGTCGGTCTTCGACGCGAAGATTGCGCTCAACCAAATCGCCGCCTTGATTTGCCTCGCCAATGATGCGGTCGGCGCCGTAGCGATGGAACGCGCGCACCGCGCATCGTGCCCATTCGGCCGGCGAATGGCGTCCGGACAAATCTTCAAGGATGTAGGCATGACCGTCGTCGCATTGACCGGCAACGATGATCCCAGTTTCGTCCGCGGTCTCACCGCTCGTCACCGCCGGATCGATAGCGACAACGATACGCTGCAGTGACGGCGTTTCCCCGCACCGACCGGCATCAATCCTGTTGAGCGTCCACAACGCACCCGCTGCTTGTTCGAGCATCGCCGCTTCGATCTCCTGACGACCGATCCGGGTTCCGGCGTAAGTCCGTTCCAGCCGGCCAAGATAAGTCGCGGGCAGGTTTGCACTATTGTCGTAAGTGGACCCGGTCGTCACGTGTGTGGTGCGGCCATCTTCATTCAACAAGTCACGGATCAGCGGAATGGGCCGCGGTGTTGTCGTGACGATCGCGCGCGGACGGTGTCCCAAACGAAGTCCGAATCTTAAATTTTCCCAAACGCTACTGGCGTGGCGCCAGGCGGCAAGTTCGTCACACCAGGCAAGATCGTGCTCCGGTCCGCGCAATTGATCGGGTTTGTCACCGGTATAGGCAATGGCAACGGCACCGGTATGAAAGGTAATTCGCCGCTTAGACGGTTCATAGATCGGCCTCGTGGCCGCCGGAAACACGTCTAGAATTCCGGACGGACCCTCGACCATAACGTCGCGAACATCCGCCGAAGTGCGGCCGACCAACGCAATCCGTCGCGCCCGGCCTTTCTCAACCATAAGACGGATGGACTCCGCGCCGGTACGGGTCTTGCCCCAACCCCGGCCCGCCAGGATAAGCCAGGTGTCCCAGTGATTGCCCTTTGGCCATAATTGTTCTGGCCGGGCGATCCGCTGCCAGTCGTAGCTCTGCCGCTTCCGGTCCGCCAGACTGCGCAGCCCATGGCTAATCCGGTGGATCGTCAAGCTGTTCGATCTCGTCGGCCAACCGTTCGAGCTGCTCAGGCGTCAACTCGGAAAGGGCACGGGCATCTATGGTAAGTTCTTTGCGATCGACGAACAGGCCGTAGTGGCGGGCCAAACTGTCGAGGGCGGCGCGTTTGTCATGCAGTTTGAGCTTGACGGAAACGCCGCTGGAATTGCGCACTTCGTGGACTTCCGCGATCGCCCGTGCGGCGACCTCATCGAGATCTTCCGACGACACGACCCGTACGCCATCAGCACCGAAGCTCAAATAATCTCGAATATCGGCGAAGGCGATGCTCGCATATTCCTCGAGAATACGGGTGATGCTGGTCCGGGAGCGTGACACCGGTTTGCCGCCAGCGTTTGCCGGTTGTTTCGTATCGCGCGCGGCCAATTCGCCGACGATTGCCGGTTTGCGGAGCAACCGCCGCGCTGTGGATTGAGCCCGTCCCGGTGCATAACCGGCAGAAACGGCCGCCGTTCGACCATCACGGGTCTCAGCGAAGGCCGACACAAAGGCCATTTCCTTGTCGGTCAACCCGTCCACGCTTTCCTCTCCCAAGCCAAAGCCGAACTCGCGTCGGACCAAAGGCCGTCGAGAAATCGGTTGCTGAAGACATACGGTTTTGGAAAAGTCGCGCGGCTCTCGTCGCGAGCCCAT